TGTATTACTGCATTTCTTTTAGCATCTGTAAAATACATAGAATCACCATGTGATGCGAAACTTTCAGGGTTGCTACTTATACCATACTCTTCTATTCTAGCAACCTGTTGTCCTAAAACTAAGGGAGATGATGATATTGCACCACCACCATCAGCTGTTGTTAATACATCTTTTTGTGCTAATACATAAGATATTCTATCCTCTTGTAAACACATTATATCTGTCTCTCTTGCATGTAAAACCTCAATAGGACCATAAGTTACCTCGCAGTCTTTAAAGTTCGCTAAACCTAAATTAAATTCGTTTAATCTATTAACATTAGATTCTTCACTAAATAAACCACTGTATGTCATACCAGCAAACCTATCTGCTTCTTTAAAGTCTTGATCAGACACTGATGTTACTCTTTGTCCTAAAGTGAAAGATTGCCCTACAAGAGAATCTTCTACTTTAAAACTTTCTACACCATTACCAAACGAAAAACAATCAAAAAACCCTAATGTACTTATAGCGGGTAATGTACTTGTTTGAGTTTGTGTTGTCCCAGTATGAAAACCACCAGTAATATCATAACATGCATCGTCTTCATAATAAATGTCATTATCTACATCCACTGGTATAGATTCAAAAGTTATTATTGAGTTTGCGACTTGTACAGATATTCTTCCTTTTACTCTTGAAGGATGTCCTCCAATACCACGAGTCCCACTTTTTAATGCTAAATATAAAAAATTAGTTTGCCCTGATCCAGTAGATGGTGCACCTCCATTAGTTGTAGAAAACCTATATTGATTTTTTCCTTGTATTCTTCCTGGTATACTTTTGGAAGGCAATGGAACTTGATTTATAAATACATTTTCATTTGCACCAGAATCATCTGTGCTTGTATCTGTACCACCAGTAAAGTCAATTGCTTCACCAACTACAAATTCATATAAATTATCATAATCATTAGACGCTTGAAATGTTTTGTTATATCTATAAATCTCTGATCCTGCATTATTATTCCTTTCACTTCTAAAAAACTCAAAATCAAATGTAACTAAACTACCTTCTGGTAATACAACATTAACATCATTAGTTGTTTTGTCTCTAAAACAAGGTATTTGAATACTTGGATAATTTCTTTTTGACTCATCAGATTCAGTTCCAGAACTCCATGCAGATGAATCTTCTGATGTATCTATATTAAAATTTGTTGGCTTTAGCTCCATATATAATCCTGCTAATTCAGAAATATAAGGAGCAACTCCGCCTGTTTCTATGTTTGCAGCTGGAGTTAAAAAGTTTTGTTCTTTTGCATCTACACTTAACACTTCCTGTGTTTGATAGTTCGACAGAGGACCAAAGGTATCAGCTTTAACTCTTAATATATCACCAGTCTTTACTTTAGTTTGATTTTGCCCTTCTAATTTAAAATACACTGTATTTGTAGTGGTATCTCTGTAATAAAAATTACTATAAATAGTTTCGTATGGCCCTTCAGCTCTTTTGACTACAAATTTATACTTACTTGCCCAGTATGGTGGTTTTTGTGTTATTGGAATAGTAACTTTTATTTGATTTTTTTGATTTGATGTTGAAGCAGGTGTAAATATTGTATTGTCTGGAGAAACCAATGCTGTAGAACTTCTTAAATATTCATCCATGTAAACTACTCCTACTTCGTAGTTTCTGTTACTATGTAAACTTTTAGTGTTACCATTTCCTAAAAACAACACCTCTCCAGAAGTAAACTTATAGTATTCATATAAAGGTGATGCGGCTGGTGCATTACCATCTATAAATTTCATTGCAGGTATTTGAAATGTAACTACATTAGAGCCAGGTTGTGCTGTTATTCTAATCCCTTGATTTAAACCAGAAATACCACTTTCGCTTTTTGACCATTGTATATTATTATCACTGTCACCAGGATTAGTTACAGCACAATTAAATGTGTCAGTAAAACTTGTTCCATTGGAACATGCATTAGCAACTGTTGTAAAGTATGCAGGTTCACTTCCAATTCTTGTTTTAAAATCAACACTATTTACCATTTCATAAACACTATTAAAATCTTGTGCTAATGTAAATATTGTAGAGATGTCAGTTGAAGGTTGTGATGTTGTTGTTGTTCCACTATTACCAGAAAAGGTTGAATGAATAAATGTAAAATCAAAATCTAATACAGCACCACTTTTTAATTTTGTAGCAATATCAGATAAATCTACAGACACAGTGCTATTAGCTATAGTTTGTGGTGTATCTATAGTATATTGCACTCCACTTACTAAACTAGGAGTAAAATCATTTGTTTCAATATTAGTGCTTACTCTTTCAGCCTCAAAAGTCATTTGACAGCTATTACCATCACTATCAACTAAATTGTAACCATCTACATAATTACCATAAACTAATCTATTACCCATTAATGTTTGGGCTTTAGCAATTCTAGGTACATTATCATAAAGCCTTAACAATTCACTGTCTGGCAGAATAGTGTATATTTTACTATTACTAAAAGTTTGAGTTTGGATTGTGTTGTCTGGCCAACCATAATTAGATTTATCAAATCTTTCAATTACATTTAATACATTAGAATCTGCAAATTTGAACACCAAATCAACACCTACTACATTAGAGTCTCCAGTATTAAAACTAAGCTCTACTGCATTGTATATGTTTTTCATACCACTATTTAGATTAGTGGCTATATCAAGTTTAAAAACACCAGGCACAAATGCTATATCAGTGAATTGAGACAATGCACTATATTCATCATCTTGATATTTGTACCTATATGCGAAAGAAATCATACGAGTCTCCATATAATTTGCTTCAGTCGCCTGTGATATTAAATTAAATGTAGGTGCCTCTAAAGGAGGTTGAACAATAACATTTAACTCTTTATCTGTTATAACGTCTGCACCAGAAAGAGGACTAGGATAATTTCTGGTAACATTTATTTTTCTTGGTGGATTTACATCATCTGTAAAAAACAATAAATCCCCTATTTTATTTACACCATTAATTAGTTGTTTAGTGTCAAAATTTAAAACACTTACAGAAACTACATGATAAGTAATTAATTCGTTTTTAGTGTCAAAAGAAACAATCATATCTACTGTAGGAGAAGTAATAAACCAATATATGGTTTCATTTGCTCCATCATCATAGGCACCTATACAAGTAGCATCTGCCAAATCTACACCTTCAAACTGTATTGTAGTAAGTTTTGTATTTCCTTTTGAATTTTCTACAGCTCCTATCTCAGTAGTTTCTGTAGATCCTAGCCTAACATTTATAGCATTGACATATTCGCCTGGTGGGAGTAGCCTCTCATCCACGCTTTTATTCATTCTTCCGCGTACAAAATTTGTAGTTACTATTGGCATATTACTTAATCCATTTAGCCTGACCTCTCATGCTCATTAATAGTCGACCAGGGTGTATATTACTTAATCTAATTTTTGCGTTTCTTAATAAAGAAGACTTATCTTTTCTAGCTCTGTTTACAACATATTCTTGCACTCCTAATTTACCATTTAATAAAGAGTATTTAATATATGCATAAATAAATTCTTCAAATAACTTATTTATACTTATGTCAGCATCATTTCCTCTTTCCATTCCATCAGAAACATATTCTAATACAATAGACTGCCCAGATGCAATAGAGCTAAAATTAATAACACCTCTTTTTTTATCTATAGAAAAAGTAGGATTAGTGTTAGCAGTTTCTGTGTTTAGTCCAAAATGCCCACCAATAGCAAAATCAAAATACCATAAACCATCTACACAATAACCTTCACAGCCATCATATATACTTTCATTATTTAGGTAAATTGTTTTTTTAGATAAATCTAATGGTGAATCCTGTGGTTTTAAAACATTTCCATTTTGATCAAACAGTATATTGTTATTGTTGTCTTGTAGATAAGTACCCGCCCATTGTGTCTGTATGTTTTCTGTGAGTGGAAATAATACTCCATTTTGAAACATTGATACCCTTACCCAATTGACATAATCATGTGGCAAAACAAATAACAAAGAATCATCTAGAGCTAATTGTAATATTTTTATTTCTTTCATAGCATCATAGTTCAATTCTTGTATGCCTCTTTTTGCATGAAATAAAACTTGATATCGTGAAATATTGTTTATTAATGAATTATTACCTTGATACATTAACATAAAATTGTTTACGATTTCATTTAATGTAACGTATTGATATGAACCCCAGTTTTTATCTTTAGGAGTACCACCTTCATTTGCATAATATTGATAATCGTTTAAATATGCCATAATCTATATTTGTATTTGATTGTCTTCAACTATTTCTTGTTTACCAAACTGATACACATCTGCTTCTCGTATTTCAATACCGACATATTGACAAATTTTTGCTACTATACCAGGTTCATCTGATAATGGTAATTCAAAATCTTGATAATCAGCTTGACTAGAATCGAACTCTGGACTTCCAGAAGTTCCGCCAACAGTTAAATATGTCCATTTAGGAGGTAGAGGATATCTTACATAATCAGTAATAACAGATCCTGCATTGCTTATAGTAGTTGGATATACTGTAACAGTATTACCTAACTGACCTTGTGCAGAATCACTCGATCCTACAATACCACTAGTTGCACCTCCTAACACATAAGCAGGAAAACCAGTTGTAGGAGCAGTAAGTGGTGAGTTGTTTAAATAAAATATTTTATTTTGATTAACTCGTTCAACCTCTACAATACCAGTCGTATTGTATGTAGAATATGTGTCACCACCAGCACCACCTATAGGAAATATGTTGGTGCTTAATGTTAATTGTGTATTACTATCAATACTTACTATAAATGCACTAAAACCAGAATAATCACTAGATGCTGTAGTGTTTGTTATTAATTGCCCTACTTTAACCACACCACTAGTGGAGAACTGAGCAGCTGAGTCTGTTAAACGATTAGATACTCCTGCGGCAGTAGTGAATCCACTGTCTACAAAGTTGGGGTAATAATTTATTTTATTTATATAATAGTAATCTGCAGGCAAATTAAACATATTATTTGCTTGTTTAATTAATCCTTTAGTTACTGAAAAACTATCAATTACTTCTACTAAACTTTTTACTATATCTGCATAACCAGTACCAGACACCCTTTGGTTTTGTTTATTTATCCAACTATTGTATTGATAAAAATAGTCTTCAAATAAATCCATTTGTGCTTGTTGCGCGTACAAATTAAAATCTTGTGGAGATATATATCCATAATTATTCTTGTTTGCGATTGCTTGTACTGTATTTCTAACTGAATTAATCATTCTAGTTCTTTTTACAAATATAAACAAAAAAAAAGAGGCTCAATTGTTTAAGCCTCTTCTTAATTTAAGTCTAATAGATTAAACTATGCCCATGCTTTTTCTACTTGAGCAACGGTTGTAACAGGATATTTTGGTGAAAGAGTAAAAATAGGTCTGTTCCAGCTTGTAGCTAGTGCATCTTCAATAGCTTCAACGATGCTACCAATTTGCTCTTTCTTTTTAGCTGTATCATCTGCTGTTGAAGCAGTTAATGTGACACCTATAACCTCACTTGCGCCAGTTGCTGAATGACCTACTATATCATATAAAATGTCTACAGCTCCAGTTCCCGTACCTTGTTCTACTGTAAGAATGTGATTAACATTAATTAAATAATCTTGATCACTTACAGTTACTTTTAAAAATTTTTCCATATCTTATAAATTTATGGGGTTAAACAATTATACAAAGATAATTATATTATTCAGACTTTTTTAAGCGATTTTTAAGTAGCTTATATATTTCAACGCCATCATCTGATTGAAAAAACGAACCAACAATCCAACTAGCATCTTCACCAAAAGGAACAGATATTAATCTTTTTTTATTGTTAGGTAGATTATAATAAACTTCTTTACCATTGTTTCGTGTTTGTAAGAACCCAGCTTTAAATATTTGATAAACATCATCTTGTAATTGTAACATAGGATCGTTTATGGTATTAATAAAGTCTTCTGGATTATTTTTAGAATATATTAACAAATCCCTTTTTAATTCTGGAATAGTCATACTATCAACAACATTGCCTAACAAAACCCTAGATACTTGTAATAGTTTCTGGGTATTACTTGAAAGTTCTTTAGCAATTATTTGAGCTTCTAAAACACTTTCGGCCTCTGTTAACTCATTTAATGCATCTTGTTCTTTGTTCACTTCTAAAAATATTTTACCATTACCTGGATGATAATGTAAAAACTCTTGTAGTACTTGGTCTTCTTTTTGAGCTACCAACATACCATCATCAAAAACTATTGGTTCTAAAATTGCATTACCATCTTGCTCATCCTCAAACGGGCTTTTTTGATTTCGTGCATATCTTAATGGTCTGTTAATTCCTTGTTCTTCATCAAAATATAACAAAGGAGACCTTTGAGAGTGTCTTGATGATAACATGTAAGAGAGGGGGGTTTGTT